TTGACACATTAAAGGTAGCAGAGCTAAAGAAAATTGCAGAGGACTTTGCAGTTGAAACAAATAGCCTAAAGAACAAGAACGATATTATTGCAGCCCTAGCAGAAGAAGGCGTAACATGGGCAGTGTACGAACAAACAATTAAAAAAATTGAAGAAGAGGCGGAAGAAATTGAAGTTACCCCTAGATTTGATAAGAACCAGAAAATCACAGAAGATATGGTTCTTGTTAGAATGACTAGAGAAAACTTCCGTTATGATATTATGGGGTACACATTCACCAAGGATCACCCATTTGTAGCAATGTCAGCAGACAGTGCACAAGCGATCTTTGATAAAGAGGAGGGTTTTAGACCAGCTACACCAAGGGAAGCTCAAGACTTCTATAGCTAATCTAAAACATAAATAATGGCAGAGATATATAAGGATCAAACATCACCAATCAAAACTAAGATATTTTGGGCGGGTGAAATTGTTGATGCAGATGACGATTTAGTTACTGCCACTATTTACGATATAACACAAGACATTACAATTAGTCCAACTGTTAATCCAGCAAATGTGCTCTTAACTTTATCTGCCACAAAGCTTGAGACAGACATTGGAACCTATCAAGTTGTTATCCCTTTTCAATATTGCCAAAGAAATAGAAAGTTTAAAATTGTTTGGTCATATGAAGTCGGCGGAGTAGAAGCATCACATACTTACTATGCAGATGTAGTTACGCCTTACGCAAACATGACAGACATTTTACAAGAATTAAATATTGGAACAGATCCATCAGACCCAAACCATAAGACTTATCATGAGCTTCAAATGGCAGAAAAATATGCTAGAAAGATTATTGAAGAATATTGCAATCAATCTTTTTATCTTTATGATGATGCAGAAATTGCATATGGGTCTGGTTCAGACGTATTAGCTCTTCCATATAGAATACACCAAATTCATAAGCTTTATGAAAATGATGTACTTGTGATAGATAACATTAATTCAGAAAATAACTGGATATTCGAACCAGTAATTTCTGAATCTAATTTTGGGATTAGAGTAAATAGGCAGGACTTGTTAGATAATGTAACTTATACCGCTAATGGATTAATTCCTCCATCAATTAATGATAGAGGGTATTCGGGAGCATTTAGAGAAAATTTTAGATACGTAGTTTCTGGAAGATTTGGATGGCCAACAGTACCAGACAATGTTGAAGAAGCATGCCTTATTTTAATTCAGCAGTACTTTGATAAAGATACTGCATGGAGAAACAAGTATGTTAAGAGCATAAGTACTTTTGACTGGAAATTTGACTACACGTCAGATGCACACTCTGGGACTGGAAACTTATATGCAGATCAGCTTCTTAGCGCATATGTAATTAGTGGAATGGCAACATTCTAAAATGGATATTATTTCATCAGTATTACCAATGCTGCTAGATGTTTATGTTCAAGCAGACACCCAAGACCCAGATACTGGTGCAATTGTAAAAGAGTTTCAATACAGAGCTACATTAAACTGCCATGCAAAAGGAATTATTAGCAACTCCGCAACAGCAAGAAGCGGCGATAGACAGGTTATAGATAATAAGTATTCTAACGAACAGATGATTCAAATCAGAACCATAGAAAAATTAAATCTTAGACATAAGCTTACAGCAATCAGAGATAAAAATAATACATACATCTGGAAAGAGCTAAACTATCCAACAGAGTCCCCAACCGTATTTGAGGTTATTGGAGTTACTCCTATGCTTGATCCATTTGGAACAATTGTTGGATACAGCACCGTAGCTAAAAGATCGGAGAATCAGGCAATTGGAGTCTAATGCAGCATTAGTATCTGTAGCCAGTGGATTAGAAAGATTAATGACTGGATCAAATACTTCTATATTTAAAGACTCAACCGTTGCTCAAATCTCTGCTACTGTTTATTATCAAGCCCAGGTTATGGCAAAGCTAACATCAAATAAGAATTTTCAGAATAAATTTAACACAGTAATATTTAAACAAATAGAGGAAGACTTTGGTGCATATATAGACGCCAAGGCAAGAACGTCACCATTAGCACTACACCATGTTTATGAGTGGAAGAAAACTGGAAATCCAGGATCAAGACTATTTGAAATAAATAAGTTATCACAAGATGGATTGTCATTTAAGATTGGATATTCTTTTAAATTATCTAAATCAATGGTTCCAACAAGTAAAGGTAACCACAGACATGTATTTGCAAATAAAGCATCTGTCATGGAAGCTGGAATGCCCGTCATAATCCGCCCAAGGTCATCTGAGCGACTTGTATTCGATGTTGATGGTTCTACTGTCTTCATGCCTAAAGGGGCTTCAGTGACCGTTACAAAGCCTGGAGGGGTTAGAGTAAAAGATACCTTTGCAGTATCATATAAACATTTCTTTACAGGCAATTTAGTTAATTTATCAATCAAGAAATCTGGATTTCAAAGAATGTTTAATAGTTCAATTAGTAAAGCATTAAGTATCCCAATTGATATTAAGAGAGTTAAATATTCATTTTCTCCTAATACAGTCAGAGGGCAAGCAGACTTTGCTTTAATTTCAGCATTTGGAGGTGCATAATGGTTAATTATAAATTAGACGCAATGCTTGAATTACGAAAGTATATTTGGAAGCGGCTAAAAGAGACAGAGATATTTAATGAGGATGATTACTATAGTGATAATATAGGAGAGATTACAGTTCCTATTATTCCCGTCCAGCAAGTACCTGAACTAAATCAATTCTTGAGCGGCAAGAAGCATATTGTCTATGACAAGATAGGAATGTCATATGAAGACCTATGGGCTATATGCTGTGAGCAAATCCTATTTACAGTCTACTCAACAGACATATCTGATATCAATGAGATTAGAAACTTTATGGTAGATGAATTTAGAAGGGTGGATGAATCAGCAAGAGATGTCAATAACTGGACAGGCCTATCAGATAAATTCCAGTTCTATAGCATATTCATCGCAGACATGTCCCCAACTGAGCCATCTCAGGAAATGCAGGGATTTTTGTCAACAGACATAATCTTAGAAATTAAGTATGCAAGATCTTCGGGCTCAGACGGTAGATTTATTTAGTTTGCCTTTTTACCCAAAAAGGCCTATTATTATACCAAGAGGAAAGACAGCCTAGCCAGCTTTGATAGATTTTATTTATGATTTTGAAATAACAGGAGGTAAAACAATATGGCAATTTCAGCGCCAAATAACGCAAAGAATATTATCGTTGGTGCATCACCACTATTCCTTAGCGTTGCTACTACAGGAGATTCTTCACTTGACCCAACAGTGGGTTCAAACAAGGAGTCATTCTCAACAACAGCATCTTACACAGATACTTTGAATGCAGCAACAGCTAAATGGAAGAATGTTGGATTCACAAACAACGGTCTTCAGATTACATACAACCCAACTTATGGAAATGTAACAGTAGATCAGCTTCTTGATAGCGCAAAGCTTTTCAAGGAGTCTATGGAAGTTATGATTGCAACAGAAATGGCGGAAGGCGTTCTTGAGAACGTACTCGCAGTTTTTGGACAGCCAGGAACAATTTCAGGTGGATCAGTAACAACAATTACAGGAGATGAGACATTAACATCTGCAGATCCAACTTCTTCAACACCTAAGCAATTAGGTCTTGCAGCAGGAGCACTTCTTTCAGCACCAGTAGAGCGTCAGCTCGTGGCAGTTGGACCAGCTCCAGAATACAATATCACATCTTACACAAAGAATGAGCGTGTATATTATGCACGTCGTGTTCTATCTGTACAGCAGTCACAATTCTCGTTGGCACGTAACACTCCAACAACATTCCCAGTAACATTCCGTCTACTCCCAGAGTCAGCATACGCTGGTTCAGAGTACGGTAAGATTATTGACCGAGTTTACTCATAATATCTATATAAATTAGATTAACAGAAACCCCCATTAATTTGGGGGTTTTCTGCTTGTATTAGTAAGCGTGTTTTGTTATAATAATTAAGACAATCCTAGGAGGATAAATTGGCTACTACAATCTACGACGTAGAAGAAATTGAATTACAAAACGGTGCTAAGGTAAAGCTAAAGCCCCTTACAATCAAAGAGCTAAGAAAGTTTATGGCGGCAATTCAGAGAACCGCAAATACAACATCAGAAGATGAAACATTAGACATCCTTATTGATGCCTGTGCGGTTGCACTAGAAAAGCAGTTACCAGAATTGGTAGCAAATAGAGATGCACTAGAAGACGCATTAGACGTACCCAC